GGTAGTGCATGAAGTCATGATAAAACTCGCTGTTTGTATCATGCCATAGTTTATAATTAGTGTCAATAATTGACTTGTGATAATGGAAAACTTCCATTTCTTCTGTGTCGATGGCTTCAGCAATACAATCAAATGCACCGCATGTCCATTCTTCGACACTCTGTGTTGGGTTAGGATCAAGTGTTGTCCATACCATGCCGCCATGCTTGACTTCACAGTGCAGTTCAGTTAATCCTTCAAGTTCACTTACAGCAATGCTTCCTGTTGGATACATTACACTGTGATCACGATATGCTTTAACACCTGTTCCAGTGTTAACTGCAATAACGTTTACGCCTGCAATCTGTGTAACTCTGTAGTTACTTGGGTTATACATCTCACTGATGTGGCACATAGGTACCCATACTTTACTAAAGATGTTTTCTTGTTCTTGTGCAAATACCTCAGCGTTGTTATAACATTCACTTGAGATGTATTCAATTTTTGGTGTCTCTAACCATTTCTTATGATTTCTTGGTGGCAATTCTATGCTCCTTACAATTGCTACAACTGCATGACCTACACGCTTCTATTGTATAAGGCCCATCACCTGTACTATATTCTTTTATTTCTAAATGATAAGAGCCGCCGCAATGTGATGGGTGACCACAATTGCAACAGCTCTCTGGTTTGTAATCCAACTGACTCAATTATGCGTTCCAAGTCTTGTTGATTGATGGTCCTGAGATAGTAAGGAAGTATGCACCGCCTCCATCTACAACACCATGCTTTACTTGATGACCTGCACCAATACCTGAAACAATTTGTCTCATAATATATCCGTGTGCATCGTCAAAACCATGCTCTAGTGTACGATCTTTACTCGCCCACCATGTATCAATATCACTTTCGCTTACTGATCCTACTGGATCTACTGCGTCTCCGCCAAAAGCCATTTTCTGCTCTCCTATTTTACAACGTTGTATGTGTACTTAAATGTACAGTGTATTTATTAGGCAAGAGCTCTCATGCGGTTTACTAGACGATCAGCACGATTAGTTACTTGGCGGTACCAACCACTGTCAACCATTTCGTCTGCCGCGGCATTCCAATCACGTGCATCGACGCCGCGCTTCATGCCTTTGAACTTGCTCAGTCTAGGACGGCCCATGTTAAACATCATGTTTGCTACAATTTGCTGTACTTCTTCTGGCAGGTCGTCAAAGTCCGGATAAAGGATTTGACAATCCTCTAGTACAATTGCGCAGTCTTGTTGGAATAGTTCTGTTACCCGCTCTTCACTAACAGGTGTGCCAACTGGCTCGCCATATTCGGGATCTGACTCAAGTACCAGATGTCCAATACCACAAGTAGGCAGATCAAGATGATCCAGATATATTTCAAATTTTATGCCCTCGTCAATCGCGAGCTGTTCTTGTAAAAGTTCTAAATTCATTGATGTCTCCTTTGGTGCGAGGTACTCTCGCTGTGTTGAGGATGCTCTCTATTGCATCTATCGCTGTTCTGCTGTCTCTATACTTTTTAGGACTAAGTGGTATCATGCTTAATGTTTCCACTGATAGTGGCTGTACTGCATTTTTCTTTGTGTCACTTTTTTCATAATGGATCATTGTCCAATCTTCCACGTCAGTAAGATTGTTAATATCACCGATCATACTCATGAACTTTTCTGGATAACTTGTTCTACGTTCTGCTTCAACAAAAACTAGATAGTTCCCTTCACTAATTTCGCCTGCACTTACGTCTGCATCTACTACCCAATCGTAGCCCATTTCAATAAAGTTCTCTAGATCCTTTGCAGGCTGTTTTCCAAATACTTTAAATGTTGCGACAATAATTGCATCGTCTGCACCCATCTTAGGCTTGTACTCGTCAAAGTGTACGAGGCTTTCAATACGACCTTCTAAATCTTGTGGATCAAGCGCCATCGTTTTCGTCCTTTGTGTCTACGTTCATTAGTTCACTTTGATCTAAGCCTTCTTCATATGCATCATCAATATCTTGTAGATCAATATCTTTGCCTTCGATTTCCATGTATCCATCTTTAAATTCTTTAATAAGTTCAATAGGCAGTTTAACACTAACTAACCAAACAGGATCTTCACGTAGTTTAGGCATCTTAGTTCCTGGTTCAAAGTCATCATAACTTTCTACTTTGACAGGAGTTTTCAGTGTATCTTTTTCAAATGTAACTTTAGCATTGTAGCCTAGCAAACGCTTTGCTCCATCAGGATCAGGCATTGCTTTGTTGGGCCACATAAATGTTGCCTCTACCCAATGCTTTTTACGAATTGGTCCTTCGACTAGTTCGCCTTTTTTCCAATTCTTAAATGCATACAAGTCCAAACTATCAAGCACACGTTCAATGTCCATCATAGTTTCGAGACTACTCTCACTCATGTAGATTGTTTTAGTATTTTTTACAATGTCAAGTATGTCCATGGTCAATCCTATCGTATAGTATATTTATCCATTCTGTGTGTGCTATCTCTTGTGGATGAGTTGTATAAAAAGGTTGCTTTGTTTGCTTTGCCCAATTATACATGCCTTCTTTCATGGGCCAGCGACTTTTGTTAATATCTTCAAATAGTGTACGCAATGTGCTATCCATTGGTATATTATTCTCCCATAAACTATTATCTACATTCATAAACACATAGGGTATTCCCCGTTTTACTAGATAGTTTTGTAGCATAACAATTTCACACCAACTGGTGTATAACTCCCAGTATTCGCTGTCAGCAACCTGATCTACATACATTCTTGCAAACTTGCTCATGCCACGCTGTTCTGCGTTAGCCCGATTTGCACGTTGATGATTTAATATGTATTCATCTTTATTATGAAAATGATCTTCAAAGTTTTCATCATTGTATGTCCAGGGATTTATACTGTACCATGGACTATCTCTATGTCCAGTGTCGTATGTAAAACGAAACTCGTAACGATTGGGAAAACTCCACATAACGGCTACGAATAAATCTTCGTTAATATATTTGTGTACAGCATTCATTACCATACGCCTGATGTAACTATTGCTAGCACCACCTTTTGCTGTAGGACAATGATTCCAGTCCAAGCGTTTTGCTAGTAGTGCGGCCCATGCATGTTCTGGTGTAGGAAGTTCGTTGCCTGCGGTAAAACTATCTCCGCCTGAGATTAATACTGTCATATAAGATACATTCCTATTAGCATAGGTATTATTATAGCAAACTGCGGAAGAAAGTTCAATATTATTGCTTTTTCATTCCATTTATATCCTACATATATCCAGCCTGCTGCACCTATCATTTGTGCAAAACTATTCCATGGAGTTAAACCAGCAACGTGCAGGACCATCGCTATGAGGATAGTCACTGCACTTGCGTATTTTACTACTGTGATGTGATTCACTACTTGACCAAGTCTGCCTTGTAGATTGACTTCAGTCCTAACGCTTCTGTGTTAAACTTAACAAGATTGCGTAGTGCATTTTCAGTGATGAATGTCATCAGTGTGTCACGATGCGCATTGCCTTCTGCACCGATCTTCCATGAATAGTCACCAACTTTCTTTGCAATAATTGCTGTTGCTTCTGGATCTGCAGCCATTGCTGTAAGTGCCGCTTGTAGACGCTCTGCATTTGGATTGCCTTTGTTAACCCATAGTGCTTTTTGTAGACCGTCACGGAATGACTTAACAAGTACATATGCATCGTACATTTCGCCACTAGGTGCTACACCCCAACGCTCTTCAAACAGGATTTCAAACTGATAACCTGGATAGTTTGGATCGTCTGCATGCGAACCGTCTGCTTGTAGAATACCATGGTGGAACCAAAGTTCTGCATTTTCATTAGGCGCTACATGCTTCTTGTAAGCCGCTGGATTTTCACGTGTACCATTAAGTTCACCACGCTTAAATGCTAGACGGCGTTCACCACCTGACATACCTGGAACCCATGTTACATGGTCTTTAAAGCAAGCAACATACTCGTCAATTGACATGTCTGGACCACAAATAAGCATTGTCATTGCAAATGCTTCTGGCACCATTCCACTACCGCCTGCAAACAATGGATTGTCCATATCTGCGCCTTTTAGTTTACCTGCAATGATATTCAAGTTCATTGCGCCGATTGATTCATACTCGCCGTAGTTGTAATCAACTTCTTCTTGCAAGAATGATACACCATTACCGCCGTGTGATACCATAATTACTTCATCATCGTCACGTAGTTCGTTGTGCCATTTGTTAAAGCCAGGAATATCACGTGCGCCCGGATAATGCTTGATTACGATTTTTTCACCTAAAAACTTTTCTAGTTGACCTGCTACAATCTCTGCCCATACACTTGTTCCGCCACCCGGCTTTTGTGGTACATGCATTGTAAAATCTGCAAGTGCAGATGTAGCCATACCCATTGTGAGTGCGGCTGTTAAAAGTAGTTTCTTGAACATGTTATCTCCTATCATTAAACTTTTAC